AATTAGTCCTTGTTTTTATGAAATAGCTAGGTGATAATGAATTCAAGCTAAACAGTTAAACAGGAAACCAGTTATGTCTAAGTCCCGCATTATTGAAAAGATGAAGAAGCTTCTCGCAATGGCCGAAGGTAAGGCTAACGAGAACGAGGCTATGACAGCCGCTCGTCAACTTCACGCACTACTCGCCAAGCACAACATCTCCATGGATGAACTCAACGAAGCTTCTGATGAGGAAGTAGTTGGTCAGGAAGGTGAAGTAGAACGTGACCGTCCTTGGAAGCGTATGGTGGCAATGTATGTCGCCAAGCTGTATTTCTGTGAGTTCTATACCAGTCAAATCGGTAGCCGTAAAAGTCAGTATATGTTTGTCGGCACTGAAGCCAACAGAACGTTCGCAATGCACATCTTCAAGATGGTGGTTAAGGTTATTGAACGTGAGTCACGGGCTGAAAGCCGTAAGATATACGGTAAGAACAATTCCAGTTTCGTACGTTCCTTCTGGGCTGGTGCTAAAGACCGTATCATTGAACGCTGTAAAGAGTTGATGGAATCAGCTAAAGAAGGCACTCTTGAAGATGAGGAAGGCAACACTCTTCCAGCACTGCTTTCCACTTACGAGCGTAATCAGATTCAGGTTGATAGCTGGATTGATGAAAACCTAAACCTTAAAAGTAAGTCCGCAAGAACCCACGCCAATAACCCACTCGGTAGAGCCAAGGGTCGTGAAGCTGGTGGTCGTGTACAGTTATCCAGGGCTTTACAAGGTAACAGCTCACCCAAACTATTAGGATAATAAAATGACCGCTTATACTCTCTATAGAGAAGACCTCCTTGGCAACCGTTACAAGTTAGACACCTTTAAATATGATGAGGTGTCTTCCATGCAATATGCTATGGATGCTGTTGATGAAATGGAAGATAGCGGTGTTTGGCCTGAAGGTCACGAAGCCGTCTTGGTTTCTTCAGATGGTCAAGAATGGCTTTACTCAGATGAATGGGAGGAACTGTAATGTTGGAAAGCAATATGTCCCAGCAAGATTGGGATAACTATTTAGCTGAGTGGAAAGAATCATTAGGTTGTACCGCTCAGCCTGAACCGTCAGCTCCTAAACCTACTCGTGACCCAATTAAAACAGGTAAGGATTCTAAAGTCTACAGCTATATTCGTAAGGTTAGAAGTACAGCTAAGGCGACATTCTTTCTGACCGAAGATGGTATCGCTGGTGACTTTGGATTCTGGTGTCCTAAGTCGGCAATTCTATCCACTAAGAAAAATGAGGTAGAAATTGCTAAATGGTGTAAACTGAAGTTTATTGAATATGTGGAGTATTGAAAATGGCCGATTTGGTTGAAGAAAAACAACACGCGCGACTTTCACCTTCGGGTGCTAAACGCTGGATGACTTGTCCAGGTTCCATTCAGTTGGCTGAGAAGCTAGGTATCAAAGACAAGACGTCTAAGTATGCCGCTGAAGGTACTGTCGCTCACGAAGTACACGAACTCTGTCTTGTTAAAAAGCAGCAAGCGAAAGAGTATCTTGGTCGTACCATTGAAGCTGACGGTATGAAGTTCAAGGTCAATCAGAATATGGTTGACGCCGTTCAGTTAAGTCTGGATTATATCACAGATAGAATTGCAATGGCTGAGCTTGAGGGCTTGCGTGTAGAAATACAGGTAGAAGTTCGTTCGTCACTTGAATATCTGGGCATTCCTGGTCTTGATGGCGGTACTTCTGACGTCGTTATCTTATTCTGGAATGATCAAGATGACTTGGTAGCTATTGAAGTATTTGACTATAAACACGGAGCAGGGGTAGCGGTTGAAGCTATTGATAATCCTCAGGCTATGTGTTACGGCTTAGGTATTGTTGAAAAATACGAAGCCAGCCCAGAAACAACTATTGAGATAACTATTTCTCAACCAAGAGCGCATCATCCAGACGGGCTTATTCGTACTTGGACAACCAAGGCTAAAGAGCTTCGTAACTGGCAAGATGAAGAGCTTGTACCAGCCGCCAAAGCAACACGTGAAGAGGATGCTCCGCTAGTACCTAGTGACGGCGGTTGCCGCTTCTGTAAAGCCGCTGGAGACTGTCCAAAGTTGTTTGAGCGTACTCAGGAAGTAGCTATGATGGACTTTGATGACCCAGAGCCACAACTACCTGATGTCCAGAAACTTTCTGCTGACCAGAAGCGTTTCGTTATGGATCATGCTGCTATGTTACGTTCGTTTATCGTAGCGGTTGAAGACCAAGTTAAGTCAGAGGTTGATCACGGGAGTAAGGAATACGAAGGTCACTATAAACTTGTTCGGAAGACTACTCGTCGTAAGTTTATGGATGATGCTACAGATGAACTCGTATCGCCATTGTTTGATCACCTGGAACACGAAGATATCTTTGAAGAAAAGTCACGTTCTATGACTGAAATTGAACGTCGTCTCAAGAAAGCTGTTGGAGCTAAAGAGGCGAAAGAAATTATGGCTGACATTACCACTAAGCCCGAAGGGGAATTGGTAATTGCACCAATTACTGACAAACGTAAAGCTGTAGAACCTACGATTGTTAGTGACTTTACAGGCTTAGAAAATTAAGCCATAATACCCACGACCATTCGGTCAATCAACCTAAACAGTTAAAAAGGAAACAGTCTAATGGCTAAAGTAATTATTCAAAACGTTCGTTGTTCTTATGTGTTCGTAACCGAGCCTCGCAAGGGTGAAAACGGTGAGGACGGTAAGTATTCCCTTCAGGTCATTCTGCCGAAAGATCACCCTCAGGTCAAAAAGATCAAAGCTGCCATCAAAGTCGCTGCTGAGGAAAAGTTTGGCTCCAATGTCAAGATGGGTATGCTGAAGCTTCCACTCCGTGATGGTGACGAAGAGCGCGAAGGTGAAGAATACGAGGGTTGTTACTTCCTGAATGCGAACTCTGCTCGCAAGCCTGGAATCGTAAATCGTAACAACGAACCTGCTGACCAAGATGATCTGGAAGAGTACTGCTACTCCGGTGCATACTTCCACGCATCTGTCAACTTTTACGCCTACAACTTTGAAGGCAAGAAAGGCGTCGCAGTTGGTTTGAACAATGTCATGCTTCGTAAGAAAGGTGAACGTCTTGATGGTGCGGTTGCCGCCACAAGTGAGTTCTCTGATTTTGCAGATGGGGATGACGAAACTGACAACGGTGATGACGACTGGTAAGCAGTTGAGGGGAGGGACTTCGGTCCCTCTTTCTTTATTATGAATGACAATGAAATGTGGACTTGGACTTTAAATATGTGTATTGCCGCATATATGCACCCTAACCCTGATGTTCAGGTGCGTAAGATGGCAAAACGCTATAAGAAATCAACCAGTAATAAGACCAACCAAAGGACGCTTAGAACCATCATAAAGAGTACTCGGCCGTCCTTAGTGGTAATGGTAGCCTATGATGAACTCACCAATTAGAACCCTCCCACAAGCCGCTCCAAACGGCTTACGACCTAGCGATATAGTGCGCTATAGCAACCTTACAATCACCGCTAAGCGCAAAGCTCGTAACCGAGCAATAAATGTCCTAAATAGCCTTGTTATAGGGCGTACCGAAACCTCCATCCTACCTCCCGACCATATTGCCGATTTATGGCAACACAGCCGCAATAATGGACATAAATTGTCCAAATTGGTCGTCTGGGAGGCCTATGACGGCGGGGCAAACTTCAGGTTAGAAGAAAAGTCCCGAATTAGTCCAGAAACTCCTTGCAGCCTCATCCATGATGAGTAATAATGAGTTCAAGGTTAAGCAATACAGCCTAACCCCTTAAACAGTCAAACAGTTAAAACAGGAAAACAGCTATGAACACTAATCTTACTATCCGCACCGAAGCCACTTTGCAAGACACTAAGTTTGCTGATCTGGCTACCATTTATAACGAGTTCGCTGCCGAGCTTGACATTAAGCCTATTAAGAAGTTCCGCGACAAGCCAACAGGCATCAAGCGTGTTCTTGACATCCAGGCTAAGTATTCTGAAGCATTGCCTGAGCAAACCGAGCCAGAAGCTAAAGATCCAGTTCAGGATTACATTGACAACGGCGGTGAGGTTGAGCAGCTTCCTCCTCAAAAACCTACTAAGCAAAAACCACCAACTTCCAAGAGCGCTTTAAAGTCACAGAAATCTACACGTTCTGGCGGTGGTCGTAAGCCAGCTAATTCATTCTCAATGAATGTAGGTGGTTCCCGTGTTGTTTACGATATTCCAACTACTACCGTGTCTGTCGTTAAAACTACCGACAAAGCTGATTCAATGGTGGGTACTTTGATTCAGGCTATTGAAGCCAGCTTGGAACCAACGGTTGAAGAAGTGGCTGAGTATGTTGTTAGTAACTACGAGCGTCCAAAAAGTGCTAAGGAAGTTGACCGCTCCTTCGTTATCCGTAAGATCAAACGTGCTGTTCAGAAAGGCTATTTGAAACTTGAGTCAGCATAAGGTACAATAAGGCTCTGGGAAACCGGAGCCTATTTATTTGGAGGTCACCATGTATTACGCAATAGATCATGACACTAGGTCAGTTGAGTCAAAAAGCACTGACGGTGAGTTGCTTGCCGCTTATGTTATTGATAACAAACTGACAGCCGCTATATCGTTGGTTGACAACGAAGATGAGCTTTGTTTACAATTAAGCCTAAATGAGATGCAAGAGCTTTCCAACAATTTAGGCGGTGATAAGCAATACGAAACCGATGAGCAGGCTGCTGAGTGGTGCTGGCGACTTCTTGAACAGGGTCAGGATGATATCCCCAATTTCACAAAGACGTTAGGTAAGCGGTTATTAAAAGAGGCCGACAAGCGTAATCGGGATGTCCCAGAAGCTATGGGCGGACCTAAGAGCCGTAAAAAGGCAACCGACACAAATACCGAGGGTAGTGCTGCAAAGCCAGCCAGGAAGCGTAGAACGTCTTCTAAACCCGCTGGTAAACGACCAACAGATGCAACAGTGCTAACCCTTGGTAAGCAGCCTAAAGAAAGCACGTTGCTCTTCAAAGTTTGGCAAACCGTTGAGGATAACCTCGGCGATATGTCAATAGGTGATATTGTGGCTGAGTGTGAGCTAGATGAGCAGCAATGCCGCAAACAGATATCACGCTGTATCCGTAAAGACGTCTTAATTAAAGTAGAGGAAGAACTATGATACTTAATATTCGGGGGACAAGTGGTTCAGGTAAAACCACTCTGATCCGTAAATTCTTTGAACTGTGCGACAGCAAAGAAACCATTCAGCCAGCCGACAGCAAGAAGCCAAAAGGCTATAAGTGCTCTTATAAAGGCGAGACCGTATTTGTGGTCGGGTCGTATGAGAATGTTTGTGGTGGTTGCGATACTGTATCCACGCAAGATGAAATCCAACAGTTGATTGAAGACTATTCGTTTGACGGTCATGTACTGTTTGAAGGTTTGTTCATCTCACACATCTACGGTCGTTATGCTGAGATGGCTAAGGCTGATCCAAACAACTTTGTCTTCATCATGTTGGAAACTCCGTTTGATACCTGTATGGAGCATATTAAGCAGCGTCGTGAAGCTTCAGGTAAATCTACCGTCCTGAAGGACAGTGTTTACAATAACGCTCGTAAGACATACGACTCTACTTATCGTATTCGTAACAAGCTGACCGATGACGGGTTGACTTGGGAAGAGTTACCATTGGAAAACCGCTTCAAGCTGTTTGAAGAGCTTCTAGACTTTTACTTAGGAGTTTAGTATGCTTACATCAAATCAAGAACAGTTGGTTTACTGGATAACCGAGCGTGAGTCTATCCGTAAGAAGAAAGAAGCTGGTCTTCCTGCTCCGTGGTCAGATAACCCTGTGATGCAAGAAACCTATTTTTGTAACGTGAATCGTGAAGACGATAAAGTCACTAAGTGGATACGCGAAAACTGGACTTACCCTACTTCCAGCGACTTTGACTTGCTAGGTGAAGATACCAGTCAGGTCTACGACTTTGCTATGGTGATAGCTCGTATCTTTAATCTACCCGCTACGCTTGAAGAACTGAAACAGCCTGTCGGTGAAGACTTTGACCTCTACATCTGGTTAGAACATGCCGAGCAAGTACTTCATGAGCGTAAGCAGCGAGGTGAGAATGTTTGGAATGGTGCTTACATCATCTCAACCAACGGCAAGAAAATGGATAAAGCGTCTTATTGTTTGATGCTTCTAGAAAAACTTGCAAACTCACCAAAAGTCACGCATAATTGCTCTACGTTGCATGAAGCTCACTTAGCACTTATGAAGGTTGAAGGCTTGGCTAGTTTCTTAGCTGCTCAGGTGGTGGCTGATCTTAAGAATACTAAAGATCATCCACTTAGTAAGGCTGAAGACTGGTTCACGTTTAGTGCTCCAGGTCCAGGTAGCTTACGAGGGCTTAGTTGGTTCTTTGAAGAAAAGGTTTCTGCTAAGAACTATCACGCTAAGATTAAAGAGGCGTACGAAATATTGGAATTTGAGTTACCGGAAGAAATACTTGATTTTCTTTGTTTCCAAAACCTACAAAACTGTTTCTGTGAGTATGATAAATTCATGCGGGTAACAAACGGAACAGGTCGTTCAAAACGTAAATATAAAGGTAAATGATATGAAAGTATTAAATGTTAGAAACGCGATTGAAGCATTGGGTCAGGGTATCCAGTTGATTAGAAATGAAGGCGAGCATGTGGATAGCCGAGGCGGTATAACTATTGAAGTACCGTCACCAGTTGCTACCACTTACAGCAATCCATGGGAGCGCGTTCTTATTAGTAAGGTTCGTGACGCCAATCCGTTCTTCCACTTGATGGAAGCTATGTGGATTCTGGCTGGTCGTGAGGACGTTAAGTTCTTAACAGAGTTCAATAAACGTATGGCTGAGTATAGCGATGACGGTGAAGTGTTCAACGCGCCTTATGGTTATCGTCTGCGGAATGGTAACTGTAACGCTCATCTTGACCAGCTTGCAGAAGTTATCAAACTGTTGAAACAAGATTCAAACAGTCGTCAAGCTGTTTGCCAAATTTGGGACGAAGACGACCTTGTTCATAAGACTAAGGACAAGGCTTGCAATATGTCCATAGTATTCCGCATCCGTAACGGTAAGCTCTGTATGACGGTTTATAACCGCTCTAACGATATGATTTGGGGTGCTTACGGTGCAAACGTGGTTCAGTTTAGTATGATCCAGGAATACGTCGCAGCTCATTTGGGATTACCGCTTGGTGAATACACTCAGGTCAGTAACTCTTACCACATTTACACCGAAGGTGCTGGTGGTGATGTTTGGAATCGTATTAAAGATGGTTACGATGGTTACGCTGCTATTTATGATGAAGCTATTCACGACACTGTCTATATGTTGCCGTGTGACATGCCAGCGTTTGAACACGACTTACTTCAGTTCTTCAACGCTTATGACCAATTTGGTATTGAAGAACTCGGCGAGCTTCGTTGTTGGCAATCCCAGTATTTCAACCGCTTGATCATGCCTGTACTTTGTATCTACCTGATTCACAAGCAACACGGTCCAGAACAGGCTTTGAAATACACTCACACCATTCAAGCTAGTGATTGGCGTTTGGCTTGTGAAGACTGGCTTAACAATCGCATGGAGGCTCGTAAGTAATGAATATCAGAAATATACTTCATAGCGGTGACGTGGTTCGTTTTCATAACCATGTAGGTATTGATAAGCAAAAGAACGCTGAGCATCAGTGGGGTGTTGCGCTTATCGTTGAACACATTTATCCAGAAGGTTCCAAGGCGTTACTTCTGGCAGCTCTTACACACGATGCGGCGGAATACTATATGGGCGATATTCCTGCACCTGTTAAGTGGGATAACCCTGAGTTCAAAGAAGCTCTGCAAAAGATAGAACGCCGCTGGGAAGAGCAAAACGGGGTTCATTTTGATTTAGCCCGTGAAGAACAAACTGTTCTTAAGATGGCTGACACTCTTGAGGGAATGTGGTTCTGCGTTCATCAGGTGCGTATGGGTAACATAAACGCCAAGCGTCCGTTCCGTAAATGGCGAGCATTCTTTCAAGATAACTTCAACACCATCTGTCAAAATAATTTTCACAAGGCGGGTGAGTTGTTTCAATCTTTAATCCAAGAGATGGAGGAGCTGTAATGGAAGTCAACGAATATCAAATTGGCGGCAATCACTATAACAAACGTGATTATCAGCATTGGGATTTCGTGTGTGACACTAACCTCCATTATCTGTTAGGTTGTGCCACCAAGTATTCTCGCTGGCGTGATAAGAACGGTGTTCAGGACTTGCGTAAAATCGCTCACTATATTTCCAAGGCGGAAGATCAAGATGTTTGGCCTCCTGGACTGGAAACTATTGAAGAACAGGTTGAACGCTTTGCTAACCAGTTTGAACACAAAGATGATCGTGAGCTTATCGTTCTAATTTGTTCTGGTGAGTACGAAGCAGCACAAAAGCTAATTTCAGAAATGGTTACTGAAGCTGAGTGCGGTCCGACTGCAAACTACGTTGATCCTGACAACAATTATTTCCGAGGTTAATATGTCACTCTTATCTTTTAACTCACTTGTAAGTCTGGTAGAAGCTGGCGTCATTAACGCTCCTATAGAACATATTAGCGGAGCCAGTATTGATATCACCATTGGTGAAGACATCCTTATTGAGAAGCCTATGTCGCAACAGTATGTCGTTGACCTACAGGCTAAACAGTCATTGGAATTACGTCGTCATCGCATTAACGAAAAGGGCTTCCGTCTTTATCCAGGTCAATTTATCTTGGCTACCAGTAATGAAACTTTCAACTTACCAAACACCATCGCGGCTGAATATAAGTTGAAGAGTTCCTTGGCTCGTTCAGGTTTACAGCACATGCTCGCCGGATGGTGCGATCCTGGTTGGAATAATTCCAAGCTGACGCTTGAACTCAAGAACGTAACCCAGAACCACATTCTTCTAATTAAACCTGGAATGAAGATTGGTCAAATGGTGTTCTGGGAATGCGAACCTGTACCTGATGAACATAGTTACGCTGTCAAAGGTCAATACAACGATCAAGAAACTGTAACTGAGAATAAAGGTGTGCGATAATACTTAGGCGGCTTCGGTCGCCTTTGTTCTTTGGAGCTAATATGAAATATGATAATCTAGTAACGTGCGATATTGAGTGTTATCGCAATTATCTCCTGATTATGTTCAGGAAGGTTTCTGATGGTAAAATCATTTATTTTGAAAAGTTTAATGACTCTCCGTTAAACATCAAGAATGTTTTACACATCATGAGTAAATACACAATCATCACCTTCAATGGTATTAAGTACGATACTGTCGTTATTGAGGCGGCTTGTGCTGGCTTTAACAATGAGTCAATCCACAAAGTAAGTACGATGATTATTGAAAATAACTTGCAGCCTTGGCAAGTTAGAAAACAGGTCGGTATCCCTGCTATCAAGTTTGATCATATTGATTTGCTTGAGGTAGCACCACTGAAGGCTTCTTTGAAGATTTACGGCGGTCGCATTCACAGCCCTAAAATGAAGGACTTACCAATACCACCAGAAGCAACCATTAAGGAAAGCGACCTTGATGAAATGCGTCTTTATTGTGGTAATGACTTGGAAGTAACCGAGCTACTCTTTAAGCAGTTAGAATCAGAGCTTGAGCTACGTTCTAATATGAGTAAAGAGTACGGTGTAGACGTTCGTTCTAAATCAGATGCCCAGATTGCTGAAGCTGTTATCAAGAAGGATATGGAAGAGAAGTATGGTTTCGTTCCTAAGCGACCTAAAGTTGCTGTCGGCACTGAATACTATTACCAAGCTCCTGACAACTTGGTATTTGAAAGCGAAGTTCTTCAAGATGTTTTTAGACAATATACCACTCGTCCTTTCATTGTCGGCAATAGTGGTCATGTGGAATTTAACTTTGAGATGGTTGAGTCTGACCGTAAAAAGTCAGGTAAGAACAAAGGTGAGTTTCCTGACAGTAAGAAGAAACTTCAGTTTGTTATAGGGAACACTAAATATACTGTCGGCACTGGTGGTCTTCATAGCTGTGAAAAGTCAACACGGCATACCAACGAAGACGGTATATTGCGTGACTACGATGTTGCGAGTTACTACCCGAATATCATTCTGAATAACAAGCTGTTCCCGAAACACATTGGCGAACCATTTCTTGACATTTATAACACTATCGTTCAACGTCGTTTAAAAGCTAAACGTGAAGGGAACAAGGTTGTAAACGAAAGTCTTAAAATTACCATTAACGGTTCATTCGGTAAGTTTGGTTCCAAGTGGTCTTGTTTATATTCACCTGACCTTATGATGCAAGTTACAGTGACAGGTCAGCTCAGCTTGCTTATGCTTATTGAACGCCTAGAAGCGGCGGGTATTTCTGTTGTCAGTGCGAATACTGATGGTATCGTTGTTAAGATGAGTAAGGACAAGGAATCTACCGCTGAGTCCATAGTTAGTGATTGGGAATTTGAAACTGATTACGAGATGGAAGGTTCTGATTACCTAAGTCTTAACAGTCGTGACGTCAATAACTATATAGCTGTTAAAGAAGGTAGTACCAAAGGGAAAGGAGCTTACTCCAACCAGCGTGAACACTTTTACAGCTTACGGAGTAACCCTAGTAATGATATCTGTAAGGAAGCTGTTAAGCAGTTCCTACAGAGCGGTAAGCCCGTTGAAGACACTATCCGTGCCTGTACCGACATCACTATGTTTGTAACGCTTAGAACCGTGAATGGAGGCGCTATAAAGGATGGAGAGCTTATTGGTAAGGCCATCCGCTGGTATTATGGGGCGCACGAGCTGGACGCTATATACTATTCTACCAATGGAAACAAGGTTCCAAAGTCAGATAACGGTGTTCCAATTATGGATCTGCCAGATGAGTTTCCTGATGACGTGGATTACGCTTGGTACATTGGAGAGGCGAAACGCATCTTAAAAGATATCGGCTGGAAATAATTCTTATTTGGGGTTTACTTTTAAAAGGGTTCGCCCCATACTTACCTCAACAGCTAAACGGCTGGGATCATAAACCAACACAATTAAGGTGAACACTATGTCTAACAAAATGGAAGAGTTGAAGAAAATCAACGCTGAGAAAAAAGCACTGGCTGAGAAGCAAAAAGCACTTCGTGAAGAGCTGGATGCTACCAAAGAGCAGCGCAAAGCTCAACGCACTGCCAAGTCTGAAGCCCGTAAGCAGGCTCGTGAAATCAAGGGTAATCTGCGCGACCTGACTGCTACTGTTCTTCCAACCTTCAAGAAGGGTTCTGTTGAAGAAGTTGAACAACTGGCAGACAACATCATGGAAGTTGCTTCTGAACTGGCTGGTACTATCCGCAAGTTTGCAGATGCTTCTAAAGACCCTGAAGTTGAGTCTGAAGCAGAAGAAGCTGGTGACGACCTGTAAGGGTCGCTCACATAGCACCGGAAAGGCTGAGCATCGCTCGGCCTTTTTGCGTTATGGATACCAATGAATTCCTATCAAGAGCTACCAAGCGCAAAGTCAAAAGAGCCGAAGTAAAAGAGATAGATATTGAAAAGGCTTTTTGTAAGTATGCTGACAAGCTCGGTTGTAAAGCTCTAAAACTAATATTCCTGAACAAGAAGGGATTTCCTGACAGAACTGTTATTTGTCAAGGTGGTCGGGTATTCTTCATAGAGTTTAAGCGTGAAGGTAAAAAGCCCTCACCAGCTCAAGTTCTTGTTCGTAAGATGCTTGAATCGTTTGGTTTTGAATACTATGTATGTGACGCCAAAGGTCAGGCAGAATCCCACCTAGACAATTTCCTTGCTTTTGACGAATAAGTAGCGCATACTGAGTTCAAGCTAAACAGTTAAGCAGGAACTCAGTATGACGCGCATAAACCTAGTAGATCCATCTCACCTCACAGATAAGCATCTGATGGCTGAGTATCGTGAACTCCCTCGTATATTTACCGCTGTTCTAAAGTTGCAAGAACAGGGTAAAACTCCATCTGACGTAGATATACCTGAGCGATATGTGTTAGGTAAGGGTCATGTTAAGTTCTTCTACAATAAGATAAATTGGTTGGAAAGAAGATATTCTTGCCTGTTTAAAGAATTGTGTTCTAGGAACTTTAATTTAGATAGAATACTATTTGATAAAATAATGTTAGACCAATCTAGGATTTCTGCTGAATGGTGCTGCACTGAGTTTATACCTAGTCCGGAAGATATGTATCTTAACATGGCTAGAATCTGCAAGCGTTCAAAGTTAGATAATGTTCTTGAGGAAATGTATGACTAAAGTTTGGAAACCCCACGCTTACCAAAGGACGGCTATTTCATTCTTGCTGTCAAACCCTCGTTCTGGATTGTTTCTAGATCCTGGCCTCGGTAAGACGTCAACCAGCCTAGCCGCTATCAAGATATTGAAATACGCTGAGCAGATCAAAGGCGTGTTGATGATCGCACCTTTACGGGTTGTTTATAGTGTTTGGCCTGGAGAGATAGATAAGTGGGGTAACTTCAAGAACCTTAACCACACTATTCTTCATGAAGACACTAAACCTTCTATATGGGGTAAACAAAAAGACTTATATATTATCAACCCTGAAGGGCTTGAATGGCTTCACGGCGAATTACTTACTGGTTTAAAGACCGGTAAGAAATGCCCGTTTAACTGTTTATGGATTGATGAAAGTACCAAATTCAAATCCCATGATTCTACCCGATTTGGTTTTGTCTGCGATATGCTTCCTCTGTTTAAACGTCGTCATATAATGACAGGGACACCAACTCCAAAGAGCTTACTTGACCTATGGTCACAGATGTATATTCTTGACGAAGGTAAAACGCTCGGTAGAAACTACTATGAGTTCCGTAAGAAGTATTTCCAATCTAACGACTGGAATAAATATAGTTGGGAAATAAAAGATTTCTCAGCAGAAAAGATCCATGAGTTGGTTGCGCCAATGGTTCTTGAAATGTCAGCAGATGATTATTTGGATATGCCTGAACTATTGTTCAACGATATACGGGTTGAGCTACCCGCTAAAGCTATGTCCCACTATAAGAAAATGGAAAAGGAATTCTTTATAGAACTAGATGGTTCGGAAGTATCTGCAGAAGCAGCCGCTCAAGCGAGTGCTAAATGTCACCAGATAGCCAACGGTTATGTCTACGAAGATGTACCCGAAGGTCTTGATGAAGATGAAATCAGGGCTTTCAAGCGTACAAGAAAAGCCATCTATGTTCACAAAGCTAAGATTGAAGCCTTGCGGGATTTAATAGACGAGCTTAACGGTAAGCCGCTGCTTATTGCCTACCATTACAAACACGATTTAAAGGCTCTCAGAAAGCTTCTAGGGAAGGATGTACCGTATATTGGGAGCGGTGTATCACCAAGCCAAGCAAAGTCTATAGAAGCCGATTGGAACGCTGGTAAGCTGCCAATATTGTTGGGACACCCTGCGAGTATGGGTCACGGACTAAACCTGCAAGAATGCGGGAATGATGTCTGCTTTTTCAGCCTTACTTGGGACTTAGAACTATATGATCAATTCTTCCGTCGTATATACAGGCAAGGTGTAAAAGGCAATAGGGTTAGAGTACATCACTTGATAGCTGAACGTACTACAGATGAAGCTATGATGCTCCGCTTGGGTGAACGGGCAAGGGAACAACATGACCTTAGAACAGCTCTTAAGAAATATCGGAAGAGTCTTCGTCAATAGGATTGAAATGGTGAATCAGCTTTCCAATAAACATAGCGAATGGGAAGCTGAGCACCAACCACAATATAATCCACCAATACCAAGGCATCAGTCATCGTCCTTATGAGCTTCTGCTAAGTTGCTTATCCCTTTCCATATAGCAGCAAATACAGCAGCCGCCAGAGTAGCAACAGCGCCCATCGTTTGAGCAGGTGATAACTCACCACCTTTTTCAAGTATTGCAACAAGCCGGTACATTATATCCACGGATGCAACTAACAGCAAAATAGTCGCTATTCGCATCTGACGAAGTGTCTTGTGGATAGGTTGTTGAAATATGAAACCGAACATCTTTTCCATCATGGATTCCACTTATCTAGTAGTTTGTCAAATTGCTTGCTTGATCTGGCTGCAAAGTACCAGCCGACAGCAGTAGCGGTAAGACCTGTTACGGAAAGAACAACTATACGATAAAGCCCCAATACTTCCTCAGGCTTAAACGCTGTTAGACCGCCTGTAAGCGACTCTAAAGAGTCCAATATCATATAGGTTTGGTACATCAGGATCCCAAGTATAATCGGCCTAATAAGACTCTTTAGAGCGTCTGAAAACTTACTGGTTGATTTCTGGCTGGCTTCAAATGCCTTAGCTTCAATCTTTTCTACAAGTAAGCTCCCAGCTACCTTGGCTTCCTCAATACCCATGCGAGCGACTTCAATCGTAGCGTCGGTACGGGCTTGGATCATATTAAGTTCATGATCAAGCTTCATCTTCATATTTTCACGTTCTTCCCGTTTGGAAAGATAACCAAAGATACCACCGACAACTGAACCAAATCCAGCCGAACCTAATATGTCCAATAACCAAGTCATAGTCTAATCCACCAATTCAACATGAGGATAATCTTTGAATGATTTCCAAAGACCTCCCCACTTCAGTTTATAACCAAGGATAGAAGCTGCCTGTAAGAAAGCAGCCGCAACCATCGCAAGATGTTCAGTATCCCAACTAGCTTTTCCATCTACAAATGCGTAGAAGTCAAGAGCCTTTCCACTTTGGTGACGACTCAGCTTATTGTATCCATCAGCTTTTGATTTACCGTCTAGGTAAAGCTCGTTCTGACGTTCGGCTGTGCGTTTACCAGCGTCAGCAGGATGTCCGAAATCAACAACAGTGATCTGAATAGCCAGATCACTGATTTCAATAAGGCGAGGGTCTACACCCTCACGCCTTTGTTTAGATTTAGATGATAACTGGTACATAATCAACGCTCCAAGAATTTATATTCAAACTCAACTCCGACTGCATCGTAACTCGCATCGTCAGGGCTAAAAGCACAAGAATGATGAGTATATTTTGCATTGGTGCGGAACTTACCGTCTTCTGATTCGTAGATATTACCTCGTAATCCAAGATTACTGGTGGTGTGGCTATCTGGACCAGAATCTTCACATTGAGGGCTTTGGTTCTTGGTATAATCAAGACCAGCGTAAACAGAAGCATCGTTGAAGTAAGTACCTGAACATCCAGGTAGAATCACAAGCACCATAGCAAACACGACTGCGATTACAATACCCTTCAGCACACCTAAACCGTCGTCACTCTTAAAGTAAGATTTAATTTCAGAAAAACTCTTACCTCTAAATGACCACAAAAACCAAACAACCAATGATACTATCAACGCCAATACATACTCTAAAGAACTAGACATATCTTATCTCCTATTGAAAGAAACTAGCACGGAACGGAATCCAAACAGCTTCGAACGCATCAATGTTATCGTTACTAAGAGTCAACACATTACCATTCTTAAATTCAAAGTTGGTAGTTTGACCAGCGCGAATCCACTCTTTAATTGAAGCTAAACCCCACATATCTTCAGAAGTAGCTGAACACATAACGCCTTCAAATTCAACACCTTCCAATTTAGCTTTTGCTTTTAGCTCAGCTTCAGTAGGTTCAGGTTCAGAATAAGGTAAGATAACAGCATCACCTGCGTCTACTTCTTTCATCATCAGTTTATATTGACGATTAGATTCCTTATTTGGAATCGCCATATTACCAATTTGAAATGACCCGTTTTCTAAAGTTTTATATTCTTTCATCATTCTTCTCCGATTATAGTTCAGCATCCAATTCTATAGAACCCCTATATATAAAGGTTCCAGACCCACCTGTAACATATTGAAGTTCAACTCTAGTATTATCTATCTGATTAACAGTAAGACCTGCTCCAGTACTAGGTACAATAGTTCCTGAAGGGCTGTCTCTCATTTCAGTCATATAAACATGAACTAATCTTCTTGAAAAATTAGCTGACCAATGAGCTGTCTCACCATAAGTTAATTCTTGATAGTACCTTTGGCACAACTGCAATTCAGAGCTTAACTGTCTGTCTTCAAAATCAGTAGCTTTTGGACCAACTTCAACCTGAGGTAACGCTAGATCAAATGTACCTAGCTCAGAACCAGGAAGGTTAAATTCTAAACTTAGATAGTCGTCATTATTTGAGCCACCTGTTTTACCTGATATAGAAGGCACATTGACAGTGAACTCATGTTTAACCCAGCTTCCAGTCAAAGCAAATGTATCCACATTAGTAGTTACATCTGAAGAGGGTGAACCTCCTGTCCCAAAATTCTGCCGAATATCTACTGAAATATTTCCGCCCATAGTACCTTTCGCATAGAAAGAAATAGCAATGGTTTCATCATCCACCACTCGTACATTCTCTATACGTTGTTCTACCTTACTTCCTGAAGTAGCAGCAGTTGTCGGAAAGTTTATTCTATGGAAGAAATTTGGTGAAAACTTTCCGATCTTTTCACCAGTACCTAAAGATTCCCTAGAAATAATCATGGCTCCGCCGACACCGTCATTGCATAACCATCTATCTGCCAAGTATTCTTCATTCAGAATAGCAATACCATCGCCAATTGAAGTTCCGCGTTGCCATACATCAAACTTAGCGTTTATAAGAAGATTCTTACCAAATACCTGCAACTCGTCTTTAAGCAAAATCCATTGGGTAGGGGACGCTGAAGGTTCATTGCCTTGGTTAGTAGCTACGAGCGAAACGTAAACTTGATTATCAACTGTGGATCTAGCCCAACCACCTATAGGGTATTCGGTATCTGTATCCCATTGCATAATACCAAATTCATTGGCGTGTGCTAAACCTTGTGTGAATAACTGTTGAAGAAAGTTAAAGTTTTCAAAAGGTGGGATTTCCGCTACCCATCCCGCTGCAAACTTACCTGGAGTAGTTACGTCTGGATCTTCAACATTACCTCCAGGAGCTCCGGAAGCCCACACTCTTGTCAAATCAGGTTTTGTAGTCATTACTTATATCCTCAAGATATTATAGATGAAAATTTCCCACCAATAGATGGATTACTTACTGAGCCGAAGCCCTTGCTGGTGGGAATACCACCGAAACCAAATGCAGAATCAGCTTCGTATTCTTGATACGAAATACCGACAGCCGCCACTTTAGGTACTAAATCTGTATTGAGCAAAAAGGCTTTTTCATTAGGAGTCAATATTCTACCTATTTGAACAGTATAATACATAGTTCCGTCAACTATTATTATCTGATCAACTTCAAATAAAAACTTCAAGAATGAAATCATATTCGGGAGTGTCGGTATTATAGAGTTTTTAATTATTCTAGCCCGTATATACACCCTGTATTCTTCATCTGTCAATCTACGATTACCTGTTGTAGATTCACCTATAGCTCTAAATCTACCACCCACATTGAGATCTGAAATAGTACCGAAAGACTGAGCTCCTGGATCAGGACTAAAACCAAAGTAAGATAAGATGGTAGCATCAACAAGTATTCTAGGTTGACCGACAATAGCTCCGATAATATCTAATTGAATACCTTCAGCCGTATCAATCCATCGCTTATTAAGGAGGTCCTGAAATACTTGTTCAAGATTATCAGCTTCTACCAACAATGCTTTCAAATAGTTTATCAGATTGATAGACTCTTTGAACTGTGTGGCTAATCTACTTTCAGCTAACTCTTTATGATTTATAAGCTCAGCCATTATGAATTCACCGTAATGTTAGCAATAACAAATTGTGAAGTTTCATCTACCGCAATAGGAATATCAGCAGTTTGGTCAGCCGGAAAGCTGGTTTTAATGAACATGCTGTCAACAGTGTGACCTGGAATAGTGTTAATAGGAGTATATATTTCCGAATGGATAACATCATCACCTAAGAAAAACCCTCTACCAGAAATCAACGTCCCTTCGGCATAATCAACAATAGCCTGTTTTATTTGGTCGTCACCATCAACAGGGTAGTTGGAAAATGTTGTTAAATTTACCTCAACATAAATAGGAATCTGAGTTGGACGAGAAAAAGATATATCGTGAGGAATACCCTGATCATCTTCAACTTGAACAGTGGTGGAACCAAAAGGTGTCGCACCTAAAGTCTTCTTAAGAAATATCGCTTCGCCAATAGCTTGATCATCACCACCTACAGCAATAACATGGACAGAATGAGCTGGTAAACCATTAGCGTCAGGACCAGTGTTCGTATCGTTTTCTAATACGGTTGTTTGGGTTACACCAGGAACAGAACGTACTTCAGCAAATATGGCATCAATGATAGCTTGAGCATCACGAGCTACAGATTGCTCTCTTCGTGCTCTAAATTCAACATCTGTTTCTTCATTAGTACCTACCAAAGCGTCGCTATTGTTGGTAACAGAATCCCAGCCCGTTAAAGGTGTGTCTATTGTCGTTATAGTACCAGCCAAAGCAGATATCGGACCTGTTTCAACAGCAAGTGCCTGAACGTCTACAGATCCGCTAACTGGTATAGTAACTTCTGATTGAGTTGAAAATTGAACATTGGTATCAGAAGTAGATACTAAACTACCAGCAGGGATAACAGTTGATTGAGTGCCAGATATTGTCAGCAGTGCTGAGGAACTAGTTGCTGGTAATCTTGTGATACCATTGAGTTGATATAAGTTATCTTGAGTGACACCTGTAACAGCAGAAGGGTTAAATGCGTTATAAGATTCTTCAGCTATTTCCCAAAGGTTAGCGTTTGATTCTGAGATAGCTCCATTTACTTGTCCGTCAGGAGATTCAGGTGACACATTGAAGTTAGAACCAAAGATACTTTTTACTTCATCATTCAATTCTTCAAGAAGTAGGTCTAGGCGTTTACGTTTAAAGCCCTCGTTAGTTATACCGTAATCAGACATTGATTGTCACCTTTTCATTATCTATAACGCCATAAGTAGTTTCCGCTGAAAAAGAAACAGTTAGCTTTCTGGTAGAGTTTCCTTCGTAATCCATGGAAAACTCCAACAGTCTTTCTACTTCTGGTGTGCCTAATATCCTGCTTTTAAATATAGATTCAATATTAGCCAAGTTAGCAGGCTTTGTAAATATTTGCTGAAAGTAAGGAGTCCCAGCTTCTAAATCAAGAAACCATTCTTCAAGATAGAATAAGAGTCTAGTTCTAACATGCTGAACAGTCTCCGCGCCATCACTAACAAGTTTCAACTGACCTGATTCTACTATGAGGTCATTGTTTGAATCTAACGCTCTGCCTATCACGACTGAGGTCCTCCTGTAGGTTGTTCACTATTACCTCCAGAATCATTAGGTTGATCATGGAAGTGATCGTCAAATATTACACCGTTAATATTTACTTTTCCATCGGGTTGCAATTCTAAGAATCCAGAACTGTTCTCCATGCGTATCCCATTGTCTGGTCTTATTAAGAATTTGGCACTACCGTCGTCTTTCTTTAGTTCCATATTTGTAGAACTGTAATCAGGAACTTTATTAGGTATTGAAGAAAGCCCAACAAAAGCAGTAGCGTCACTCAAAGAATGAAATCTTCTAGCTCCTGGTTTTCTAACTTCACCTGTCTGATGCCAAGTATCTATAGAACGTTCGCAGAAAGTAAGCAAGCATTCGTCACCCTTTTTAACAGGTAATGTGAATGAGAAACCACCACCTCTAGGGAATATCACAGGTACGTTGATAAGTATAGGTAAGTCTGATGGAACAAGTATTTCAGTATCACCGTCGCGAGTTACAAATATTCTGCGAATGGCTGGCTGTACCGTTGCTAATTGTTTATCAGCGTCAAAAGATTCAACTATTCCAGGCATAGAAGTATGGACTTCTTTAAGTCTGGCTTCTACGCCTTGTTTAATATTTGACGCTAGTGTTGATAAGTTTGAAGAACGATCAGCCATTTACAATCCTACCCTTTACTGATGATACCCAATCACCTTCCCTAGAATCACCCTTAAAAGTAACCTCTTGAATCTTATAGGTTCCTTCAGCAGTTGTTCTTTTAACATCTCTAAAGAATAAATTACCAAGTTGGATATCTGCATTTACAGATTCTATTTGGAAAGCCCTATTAGGTAACATTCTTGGATTCAATAGCGTTGTGACATCAGCACCTATTTCTGTAACAGTCGGGGAACCTATCATACCTGTTGCAGCGTTTACCAAAACCGCTTCATCGCCTTCCAACGGGCTTTCAACTGGTGTTATAATAACCTCACCATCTTGAATACTCCAATCAAATCCGTATTCTTCTGCGAACTGATCAAGTATGTCTTTGGAAGATCCTGACAGTGTTTGCCCTCTTAGCTTGTCGGCTACTTGTGGTAAACCGTTTACAACACCAACAGTAACTTCTTCAAACGATTTCAATACTTCTTCAATAGCAGCACTGATAGTCACGTTTTCTGTGAAAGTTTTATTGAATGTTGCATTTTGCCAATCGCGTTCACCGTCACCAGCGTAAACAGTTATGAGTCTGTCAACACCAGCTCTATTCTGAAATACGTTACGGACTTCACCTTTAAATAAAAGTTTCACATCGCCTTCATAACCAGCGTTTAAAACTATCTTAGTGAATTTATTTTGAAGAGCTGCTAATGTGTCTTCATTAGGGTTGTAAATATTCAAACGACAAAGATTTGGGAAACTAAGAATACTTTTAGTTATTTCAAAATTTATCCTCAAATCCTTTATGACGCGAGCATCACCATCGGTAGGTGTAATAGTCAGGTCATAAGCTCTTTTATATTGTCTAGCCACTCGTGACCTCTTCTTCAGTAAGTATGAATAATCTAGCAACTGTTCCCAAGTTATCTTTTGAAGGATCTTGGTCGGTAGCGTCAAGATTTACAACATAAGCATTCTCAATAGGAATGTTATACTGCTTTAAAATATCAACACCGCCTAATAAGGAAACACCGTTTACGATATCAGTGCCGGATTGTGAAAAAGATATAGCCCAAATACCTGATCTTGAATTTAAAGTTACTCGGCAATCGTAAGTCTGACCTTCAAGGGTTATTGAAAATATTTGTTCTGGGCTTGAGTTCAAAGGTATTTCAATCATTATCCACCTATCCAATCAGTAACTGATTTCAATACAGATTTGTTAGTAGTTTCATTAGGTGTTACAGGTTCTTGTCTACCCTTTTTATCTGCAGAACTACCTTGCTCCCTTGGTGAACCTTCTTCTAATTGAGCAGGTTCCAAACTTACAATCTGTGATTGTGTTATCAACACTTCTTCAAGAGCTATAGTCATAAGAGCTATTCTTGAAGAATCTTTATCTTGAGGAGTAGACAGGTTCGTTATGACCATATTTTCATATAGTCTTAATTTTGTTTGAACCTGTATTGGTTCACGCTGTTCCATTAGCTGAACCATAGCGTTATAAGCAGCGTTACTTCTTGTGATATTCTGGCTTGTGGAAGTGCCGAACAAACCAGTAACCAAATCAACAATCTGACCAAACGCAGCAGTTCCCAAAGGTGTATCGCTAACTTGAGCAACTATATTCAGACGCTTAGGTTCTATGACAGCATGGTCAGTTATATCCGCACCTAGCTCAACAGGGTTCTTAGTTAAGCGTACCTGATTACTATGTGTTTCTGTCAGAACAGCATCTAACTCTATAGCTCCTATAGATTTAGTGGTTCTTATGAATAAGTTTTCAAATGCCATTATTGATCCACCGCCGTATTAAGGTCTTGCGAAGTTTGCTGAAATACATCAAATACAGCATTGGCAATATTTTCAGCAGTGTCAGCTCCGCCTTGAATAACGATGTCTATTTTATCAACGGCTGTAGAAGCAGTGTTAGAAATACTCTGACCTAGCTCGGGTATTAAACCACCTCCGCCAACTTCAACAAGACCAGTAACATCGCCCAAGAATCCAGGAATGTTTCCTAAGAAATCTTTAAAATCTTGAAATGTTGTATTTGTAAACAAATCTATAATTCTAGACCAGCCATCAAATATCATTGCTGTCAAATCAGCCAAGGTTGCAAAGATAGCTGCAACAACTCTTATTTCATCAGCCCATTGTGGGAACTTTTCAATCATGTCCCCAATGAAACTTTCTCCGCCTTCAAAGAATGTCTTAGCATCCTCAGCTAGTAGAGCCAGAGCAGCGACGCCAGCGGCGATTAAAGCTGGGAGCAATAGCGCAGCAGCATTAGCAGCCAAAGCCGCCACAGACAGGCTTTTGAAGAGCGTAATTAGCGTCATTATATGGCTTACTAGCCGCATAGCCAGCCAAGCCCCTGTCGCTATTGTAAGTAGCTTTAGAGCCATTGTAGCTTTATCAATCCACTCAGGTAAATTCTGTTCTATGATAGCTCTGTTAGCTTTCCACCAATCTACAAAACTATCTGTCAGTTCCTTAATTATTGGAACCAACTCTCTACTCAATGTTCTTGAAGCCTGTTTAACAATACGCCAAAGGTTAGTCAGAGAATCTTGAAACTCAGCAGCAAGAGCAGCATCCTCAGCAGTAGTGACACCAAGAGCAGCCGCTTCATCAGTGAGTTCACGAATAGCGTTCGGACCTTGCTGAAGCAAACGTATGGAGTCACGAATGCCAAGTTTATCAGCGAGTTCAATTTGTTTGGCCTGACTTAGACCTTGGAATCGTTGGGACACTTCCAACATAAGGTCAGAAGTGTTTTTGAGGTTGCCGTTTGAATCTGTCGCGGATATACCTAACAGTCCAAAGGCTTCAACACCACTGCCGACACCTCTGGCGGCTTCAGAAGCCCGTATAGCCAAGTTCCTAAGAGAACTTGTCATACCGTCCGCTGAGCCGCCAGAACGTTCAAGTGCAAATTGAAGGGCGTCTATGTTTTCAACGGTATCGCCAATTTCATCAGCGAGTTTACCTTGTTCATCAGACGCTCGGGTTGATGCTACGGTAAGACCAGTGATAGCGACTGCCCCTGCGACAGCCGCTTTAGCTAAACCCTTGATGACGCCTGTCGTTTTACCTACGTCTTCTTTAAACTGTTTCATCTCCTTCGGGTCATATTCAAACCCAAGGCCGACTAGCAGTTCATCAATTAAAGCCATCTATCTCTTACCTTTTGGTTTAGGTGCTAGACTCATTTTCAAATCTAGCAACTCATTCATAAGCATTACATCCTCTATAGAATAGGTTCCGTCTTGGAGTTCCCTTAACGTACACATCGGCGGGTCAGATAACATAGGCCGATGTAAAAAGGTATCCACATTTGGAAACCTTTTACTATCTATAGGTTTTCCTTCATTTTGGCCAGGAAGCGGTCGGCTAACTGGCCTTTGAACAAATTTGAGTAATTAACCTGTAAAACGAAGATGAAGACTTTATATACCTCCATCAAATCGTCCCCTGAAAACAATTCATTAAAAGTAGTGTCAGTGATACGCTTACCATCGCAAGCAACACCGACAACGCAGTTTTTCATAAGAGCTACTAACTCTTCTGGGGAATTGTTTTGGAATAGGGTTGACAAGCCTTCTGAAAGAGCCTTAGCATCTTCCTGATCGTTGTTCTTCTTACCCTTGGTAGGTGTTTGGGAAGCACTTCCCATGATCGTTGCTAATGATGCTCCGAATGCTTTAGCGAGTCGGAACTTCATCAACATTGATTTTTCAGCAGGCCACTGAGTAACGCTGTACTCGTGATCACCAATTTGTTTACTTTCTGTTTTACAAGCCATAATAAACTCCGGTCCAGTTTATCCGGCCAAGATTAAGGTCCGAGAGGGGCTGTCCAAATTAGGCCGGGATCATAAGGACAGTTGGTCCCCTCTCGGAAACTGGTTACGCTCCGCCTAAGTGAAGCAAATCTAAACGCTCAACAGTGATCATCCACTCTTGACCGTTAGCATTAGTACCTCGGGTCATAGTAGCTGGTCGGTTAATATAACCCTGAGTACCAGAACCCAGATCGTTACCACGAGTGTCTTTAAACTGCACGAAGATTGGAACAAAAGCCCCATTCTCCTGAGCGTTGATAAGACCTGACAGATAGGCATTAGAATCAGAAGATTGCATAAGCCTAAATGTCACAGTGCCTGAACGGTCAGCACTAATAGAGACCGTCATTTCACCGTCAGTGCCAATCTTGTGAGCGGCAGAATCGTTCAGCCGCTCAAGAGCGATAACATCGTCACCCTCATCAAAGCCACCGATCTCAACACCATTCACAAGCAGCAGGGTGTCTAAAAAGCTATACTCTTTCATTTAATTTCCCCTTATCGCTCGAAAATACCGTTAATCTGAACGCTGTGAATAGCACCAGCACCCAACACCGTGAAGCTCAAACCAGGATAGTGACGAGCTTCTTTATCAGACTGGTTAATGTCTTCAACAGGAATAACAACTGTTTCATAACCAGTAGCCAAGAAGCGACCATCAACTGTTTCACCTGGAGCGACCAAGCCGTTACGAACAGCTTCGTCCAGAGCGTTAATCACCTGTTGCTCAATAGCTGCTACACCTTTGTTCGTATAAGGAACCTTGGTGGTACGAGTTAGCAGATATCCGAACACGTTTGTTTCAATAGCATTTTGCAGCCAGTCAACACCGTGAACTTCGTCAAAGAAAACACCGCTCGCCATGAATGATTCAGCAAACATATCGCTAGAACCAACTTCAATAAGCGCATTAGCTTTCTTGCTATCAAGAACAGCTTTCTGGGATTGAGTTAATTGCTCAACCGTAATTCCTGGCATCTGCTTAAACTTCAATGTGATAGTGCTGTTAGGCTGATTGAAATTGACAGTGAATGCACGACCAAGAATAGAAGCCGATGGGTACTGGTCAGGGAAGGAACTGTAAGTTGTCATTGTGCGACGTAAGTTCTTAGCTGACAATACAGACGCAATGTCGTTAGTGGTAACACTATCCAAAACATCAAGATCGTTTGACGTATTGCCGAACACCTTAATACGAGCCTCACACCAATCAGCAGCCGCTTCAACAGCATCCTCACCATTTATTTGAATACCGTCGCGAACTTCTTTAGTGAAGAGCAAACCGTACCAGTCGCTATCAATATTCTGAATAGCGTTCAATGATGCAGTGATTGTTTCTGCGTCAATACCGTCTGTCTTAGTACCTTCGCCTTGACGCATTTGCAACAAGGAAGAAATGTCTGTACCAGTGGCAGGATCAACGGCTGTCAGGAAACTAACTGTTGAGGAAGTACCTGTAGAGCCAGAGTTAATGAAGAAACGAGTACCGTCATGAGTACAAGTTGCAGCAGTAAAACCACCACTAGCGACAGCCTGTAAAGCAGTCTGGATGGCATCCGCTACTTCACTAAGGTCTGTATCTGCACTAAAGTTCAAGCCCGTAATGTCTTGAGCAGCACCGTCAATACTGATGGTAAAAGAACCGTCAGTAATAGCGTTAAAGAGTACTAGATTAGTAGCGTTATCAGGAACAGCACCACCTCGCAACTGAGCCGCCTGAGCGGTAGGGTAACGAGTAGATACTTTCAGTGATGTGGGTTTTGGCTGTTGGCTAAAATAAGCAGTAGCAGCCGCAACGACCTCAGAATTCGCAGGCCAGTCAGCAGTCACACCGTCCAAGTTCTGATACGAACGAATACGCTCAGCAATACCGATAACACCAGTTTCCGCAGTAACGATGTTAAGAGTGCCGAACCCTGCTCGTGCCGGAAATTGAGCACCGATTGCGATGCTGACATTTACCACGCTAGAAACTGGGATTGTCATGTTATTGCACCTCTATATTGAAGTTGTAAATTAAGCCGCGAGCCTGAAATTCACCGGCCATATCTACAGATTCTATAGACCTGACCAAGTCAACATCGGTTCCCACAGCACTTAGAAAAATGTCAAGTTGTGCTCTTTCTTCCCATCCGTTTTCTAAAGGTTCAGAAATTTCCCTTACCTCAGACCTACGGATTAAGCCCAACCCCGCTTCACGGAATAAAGCCTGTACCGATTCACGAGTGACACCGGAATGAACCTTTCTAGCGTTGTCTATAGAATCATCTCTGTAAAATCCTATAGACATCATGATTTGACGCATTCCTTTAGAAGTGGAATCTAAGTCTGGATCACCAGTTCTATTCTGATATTCAAACTGTTCCCACCCTAATCCTGTGTCGCTAACAAAATCAACATCACCGTAGTTACCTGTCGGACGAGGTGCGTCTTTTTGCTTAGCCTTAATGGTATATCCTGGAGAAGCCAAAAGCAAGTCCACTGTATCCCTTAGAAGTTTGTTGATTGTTTCTTCTAATATCATTGGTCTCTTGCTCCGAATGAAGTTGTGTGACCATAAGCGTTCCAGTCACCGCTCGATATAAGTTTATATCTTATACCTTTATAGATAACAGTGTCGGCAATACTTCCATCTCTATCACGAGTTGTGTAGAGTGCTTTCTTAGAAATGAATTTACGAATATCTTTATCGCGCTCACCTTCCGGTAAATTTTGAAGCTCATCGGGAGATGGTTGTTGGGCACTACAGATAGTCTTGAAGGTTGAAAGCGAACCTTTCTGATAAATACCATCGACATAACCACCGCCAGAAGCTCGTTCTACGGTAACTATTTCAGCGGTATCTGAATCGAGTGCTTCCGATACGTTTACAGGCATTAGTCTTCAACCTCAAATGTTATTGATTGACGTAAGTGACCAGTATCTACCAAAGGAGTTCCTTCCCGTGATTTTAATTCTGGGTCAATACCGTCAGTTATTCTTTCCTGAACATCACCTTGAACTGTAAGACCGATTATTCCCAAGGCTTCTTTCTTGGTCATATTGCCGTCTACAATCTTCTCAGACAGCTTTTTGAAGAGCTGTCTGTATTTTCTACGACCTGCTTCTACTGTTGCTCGTAAGAAGCTACGCTGAGGAATGTTTCTAGCGGGACTGCCAAATTCATGAACAGCTCCTACCATTATAACTGATGTCCCATCAGGATAATCATTAGATCCTTTTGGTAAACCAACCTTAACCAAATCAGGACCTCTCAAAGACTTAGCTAGTTTTTCTAATTCTTTGGTAGCTTGTTTAGGTGATTTGATTACTTTGGTTTTTGACTTCATAAGCAGTTAGCCACGACAACACCCACAAAGCAGGTATTCCTAATATTTAAGAATTGCTGACCGTATGTAGTACCCATATAGAAGTCATCCAGATCAGAACGGTCTTTAGCAACCACCGCACGACTAACCGAAACACCTCCGGCAGTTTTAGAAGACACTGGACCCGCCTTAACGGAGCTGTCGCCAGCTTCAGCACTTGTACCTACGGTAAGTAGGTGAGCGGCTAAATAGGCTTGTGCGTAGTCGTATTTTCCGCACCAGCGGTTCTCATCTGTTCCCATGTAACAGTTAGCAGCGTCATCAAGAAACAGTTGGATACGAGCGTCAGGATATTCAGTATCGTCAGCAAACTCTGGGAACCTGATTCTAAATGTAGGTACGTCTGTCGCCATAATAAATCACCCTTTAGTTGCCATGTATATAATGATCGCAGCAAATATACCCGCCAACCATTTCAACACTTCTTTACCAATATCTCGTTGACCTCTGATTATATCCTTACTTGATTCAAGTTCGTCAACTTTCTTTTTAAGGTCATGTACTTCTTCCTGAACATTTGTCACCAAGCGTTCTACAGAATTTTTATCTCCATAACTCGCTTGCCAAAGTTCTGTGTCATGTAACCTTCTGTCATGACTGTCAAGTCGATTACCATAGCGAGCAAGAGCTTGTTCGTGATTATTAACACGTTCTTCTAATCGGACAACCTCACCTAGTTGTCTTTCAATGCCTGTCAGCCTTTCAGATATGGAGTCTAAGGTTTTCCATAACCTTTGTTCTGACAATTCATTCACATTAGATAAACCTCTTAACTCACTCATAAGGGATCCGCACTTGTAATTCTTTTTAAATGAACCCGATTGACA